CTACTAAACCTGTGGTTGAAAAAGTTTTTGTTAAAACTTGAAGAATACTCATACGTTCATTCATAATTCCTAGCTGAAATGTATGTTCTTCTAGTTCTTCAGTCATTTCTTGCAGTTGCTGTTTTATTGTATCTACTCGACTATTATGCTGCTGAGTTTTTAAGTTGTGTTCTTCAGCTCGTTTTATACGTTGTTGTGTGTCTTGTAGACTTTGAGCTAATGTATTATACTGTGACTGCAACTCATTTTTATCTAGTATATTAGCCGGTAAATCTTTATCAATTAATAAATGCAGCTTTTCAAATTCTGCTATAGCATTTAAAGTATCTTGATAAGTTTTATTCTCTTTTTCTAGTTTATCTATCTCTATTATAGCAACTACACCCTCGGCCCTAGCAGATTCAACTTCGTGAGTTTTAGCGTACACTAATTCTTTGACTTTTTCTTCGTCAATAGAACTAAAACAAGTAGGACACATACCGCTAAGTGTTTTTAATTTCTTTATAAACGCTTCGCCATCTTTTACGGTTTTTAAATGCTCTGTATGTTCGCTACGTAATTTAGTTAGTAATGTTAAATCCGGCTTAGAACCTACAATAGGCTCAATATTTAGCTTATCTAGTTGTGATTTATATGTATTATTTTGATTGATTTTTCTATTAGTTTTGTCTACATTTGCAATTTCTATTTCTAGTTCTGCTACTTGCTTTGGTAGACTTTCGTCCAATTCTGGTACAATTATAAAACTTTTTTGTACCAAATCAGTTTTTTCATATTTGTCTAACCAATTATTAATTGTAGCTATTTTTGCTTGACAAGCACTAATAGTTTTGCCCAACTCTAAAGTATGTTCTTTAAATACTTCACCGGCTTTTGTATACTTAGTTAGATTTAATATCTCTATTAAAAATTTCTTTCTAGCAGTATCCGCACTAGTTAAAAACTCTAGACTGCTAGCATTACTTTGATAAACAATTTGTGCAAAACTTTTGTGATCAATGCCTATAATATCTTCAATAATTTTATAGGTTTGTGTAGCTGTATGACCGCTAATATCATTGCCATTTTTTAATAGCTTAACAGTTTGCTGTGTGCCACGATTGCAACGTATGGTATAGTCATTTCCGTCACGTTCTAAATCTAACTCTATAGTATACGTTTTTTCTTTAATATAACGATTTAAAATGTCTGACTTTTTTATGCCCTTGCTGTTTTTGTTAAACAATACCTCTTCTAGTATAAGAGCAACGCTGCTTTTGCCATGACCATTTTTACCAACTAATTGTGTTAGCGGTGCTTTAACAAAGTTAATAACATTATTAGCACCATAGCTAAAGCAGTTACTCCAGCGTAGTTCTTTGATTGTTATCATTTTTCCAAAACTTCTTTTTATTTAAAAATCCTAGTTGTTCCACTAGTAGTATAATACTTTTAGCTTGTTCATAGTAGTCAAACCAACGCTCTTGGTCTCCACACTCACGCTCCGCAACTATTCTGGCTACATAAATCATATTAGGATGATACTCATTCATTTTCTATTTTGTCCAAATTATTTTGGACCTCAAGTATTGCACGCTCTATAGTTTCTTCAGGCAGCACAAGAATATATCTCAAATATTCTCTAACTTCTTCAACTAAACTCATTTCAGACTCTAGCATTAACTGCACATCGCTTGTGCGTTTAATTACTTTGCGGTCAATTAAATCGTTATCCTCTAGCTCCCCCAACTCCTGCAAATCACCCTCAACTTGGTAGATTGTATGATGATAGTCGGTTGGCGGTTTAGGGTCATTTACACCCACTGTTTTTCTTATTAGCTGTGGTAACTCTAATTTTATCCAACTATGTGTTAGACTTTCGGTATCTAATAAGATTACACCTGTGTCAACAGGATGGCGGTGAAAACTGGTAGTGACAGGGCTGCCAGGATAAAGAATATTGTGTTGACAATTTTCATAGCTATGTAGGTCCCCGGCTAAGACAATGTCCCAGCCACTAAAAATTTTTAGATCTACTTCAGGCGTTACGTGCGGAGGTATTGCACCACGAACGTGTGTGCATAATACTTCACCACCTTCTGGCCAAGGATTATGCTGCTCAAAGTCCTTTAATTTGTTATACGGAACAAACTCTATTCCATAATCGCTGTAGTAGTCGTCTATGACTATAACTTTACGATTCATACGGTTGGTAGCTTTAGCTAAATTAGTCATAAATGTGGTAGATTTTTTAACTGCTTCATGATTACCACTATATATAATAGTTGGTACGTTACAGTTATTAATCATATCAAAATATATTTCTAATTCTTCCATGCTAGGCAGCTTATCAAATACATCTCCGCCTATGATAAATACGTCCGCTTTTATCTGCTGTAACGCCAACTGTTGCCACAATAAATTGTACCTATTTCTAGCCCAATCTACTGGTACATTTTTTTGTCCTAATTTTATGTGTATATCAGCTGTAAATAGTACTTTCATTGCTCTTCCAAAATAAATGGCCCAGTAACCGAAATTACTGGGCCCAATATTAACCTAATTCTTTGATAGTTTCTTGCTCAGATGCAGTACCTTCATCATCTTCTTGATGTGTAGTAATCTTTTCTAGTAGAGCTTTAACTTCATCGGCGGTAGGTCTTGGAAACTTTTCATCAATGTTTTGTGCACTATCGGCTGCGGCTCTTTCGGTATCGCTAAGGGAACGAGGCTTGCAACGTAATACTTGTAGTGTGTATTCAACATTAAACGCAAGTGGGCCAGTTTTTTGACGTTTAAATACTACATCCCAACCTGTATCGTAATCTGTAGGATCGCCTAGATCTTCTGCCGCTGTAAGGATTTGCTCAAACAGCTTCTTTTTAAGATTTAGTGCTTTAACCTTACCGTCTTTAGGGTCAATACAGTTAATAGAGTAGCTCCAGCTGCATTTTAGATCAGGATAATAATCTGGCACATGATCCTTTTCTAGATTGTCGAATTTTTCTTTTTCACGACTAAATGCTAGGCACTCAATAGGAATATCCTTGTTATTTGTACCTTTAGTCCAGTAAATATAACGTGGCAAAACTCCGCCAACTAATCTAACGGTATTTTCACCGTCTTTGTATTCATAAGTTTCTACTTTATTTGTAGCTGCTTTACCTTTTGTTTGTTTAAAACTAAGTGCCATTTATTCCTCGTATTTGAAATATAGTTTGTTGTTGTCGATTGTTAGAAGCGGATTGTATTTTATTGCATTAATATTTAGGTCTGGATAGTAGCTTAAATCTAAAAATTTGTAACCTAAGTCTTTATAGTGCTGATAACTCCTACGAGCCGCTAGTTGTATATACTGCGATTTAAATAGTATATCTGTATTACGATCAAAGAAAAGCTGGCCTGGGCTAGTTAAATAACTACTTCCTCCGCCTAATTTAATGTCGAACCCTTTGTAATAATCTTCTAGTAATTGTACTAATTTAACTGCATCGCCTTTAGCGGCACGCTCTAATTTACTAAAGTCGAAACGAAAACTTTTTCTTTGATTCATAGTATATTATACCATAACAACTTGTGTTTAGCAAGTTAAAATTTCTATACCGTAATGATCTCCCAACCTTTCTTAATATAAAGGCCCAGCCTATCATTATTTTGTTTTTTATCGGCCCAACCGCTAAATTGAATATCTACTACGATTGGATTTAATTTACCTGGATGTGGTCGCATTATTCGACCTACTATTTGTTCTAGCAAACTGTCATTACTCATTGGTATTGCTAAAATTACGCAACTAAGTATGTTGACTGAGATACCCTCACTAAAGATTTGGCGGGAACCAGCAATGCACATTTTTTCTTTTGACAAGATTTGCTGTTTAGCATATTGTCTTTCTTCATAGCTGGTGTCGCCAGTAACCAACACACACGTTTCTCCAACATACTCTTTTACCTTTTCTAAAAACTCTACTCTATCGGCAACAATAAGGACACTATGACCTGCGTTAATGTGATAAGTAGCCAAAGCGCTAATATAATTTCTGTAATAATCATTCTGTGTTAAATCGTTAATTTTTTCTACCCATGGTACATTAGGTTTAAGTATTAAGTTACTTTTAACTAAATGTACTGTAGGATTAATTGTATTTGCTTGTTCCGGTTTAAATACTGTTGTACCAAAGTAATCTTGAAAGATAACGTGTTTACCGTCTTTTCTAGTCATAGTACCGCTTAATGCAAGCCTATATCTTGCGTGAAAGCTGTCTATTGTTTGACTAAACGTACTAGCTGGACAATGATGTGCTTCGTCTAATATTATCGTTCCAAATTCTTTGTTTATTTTATCTAAGTTTTTTACTATACTTTGTACATTTCCTACTACTATGAAATGATCTTCTATATCGAATTCTCCACTACCTATTAAGCCTGGAGATATACCAAATAGCGCCTCTACTTCTTCTCGCCATTGATCACGCAGCGCAGTAGTGTGAGTAACTACTAAGGTTTTTTGCCCCCATTTACGTGCAATGTGCAAAGCAGTAAATGTTTTACCCCAGCCTACTAGGGCATTAATAAAACATGTATCAGTAACTTGATCGTATATTTCTAGTTGATCTGGTCTTAACGCATATTTAGCAGTTGGAAAAGGTACCGGATTTAATACTCTCTTATCCACGATAGTATGTGTATCAGGCACTAGATCTGTCCTACCCTGTGGTACACTTAATATTCCGCCATTAAAAGTTTTATAGTTTTTTATTGTTTCTACACTTACAAACTTTTTTGATCCAGTGTTTTTATTAATTTTATATGTTAACTGGTTCATTATAAATTTACTACTAGCCGAGCCAGGATTATCCATGTAAATTCTATTAGTAATAATAGCTTTCACACCTTTCTCCAAGTATTTTTAATGGGTTCATCATAGTACCCATATAGCAAATTTTTACCTTTATAACTAAGGACACCTGCATATACCTCAAATTCTTTAGGTACTTGTAGACTTTTAAATCTTTCAGGGAGACCTACTAATTCTAATACACATCCTATGCCTTGCGCAGGTAATACTTGTTTAATCCTGTGCGTTGTCAGTTTGGCGCG